CTGTAGCTCCACTTTCAGCAGTAGCTAAAAAAGGCCATTGAGGTTCTTCATTGACTATATCAAGATAACCTCTATTAATAGAATCTTTTGCGTGTTGCTGAATACCTACAGCAGATCCAAAGTTAGAAGAAGTTAATTCAACTTCATTCATTTCACGCAATAGTTCGTTTGTTAGATTAAGAAATGTAGCCATTACTTTTTATGAACCTTTTGTACGTCAAAGTTAGCAGTAAGACTTGCACCTTTATGCGGTGTAAACTTACCAGTATGTTTCATGAGTTTATAACCACCTTTAGATTGTTTCATCCAATGATAGCCTTTAGGTGCTGAAACTTTCATTAGTTAGGTCTTGCTACTTCACTACCACCGTAATACATAGAACGATCCATATTTTTCATGTTTTTACCACCACCCATATTTTTCTTTTTTCTTTCTTTCTTAGGTGGCCTTCCTTTTTCTGATCCGTATGTTCCTCTTCCCATTGGCATAATGTTTACTCCTGATCCATTGAAAATGTTTTACTCTTTGCTCGACACGCTTCTAATTCAGAGTTGTATTCTTTAATTGCTTTTTTATCTTCAGAAGCCTTACGAAATATTCTATCATAATTAAAGTCGTATGACTTCTTATTAAATTTTTTACGAAATCTGCTTTCTTTACTGGCTATTGTTCCAGTACTCATAACAAACGGTTTTTCATCTGTTCCAAGTTGAGGCACTTTATCAATCTCCTATGTAAAAGGCTTGGGGGCCATAACAGCCCCCTTACCTAAGTTAAGTTCTAGTCAATACCGTAGAAGGCAGAAACTAGTGCTTCACCACGTAGTACCTTGGCTCCATATACATGAAGACCACGTACAATATCTCCAAAGCTGTCAGGATCACGAATAACTTCTGTACTCGTAATTGTCTGAGCAGTAGCTGTAGAAGACATGTGACCTGCAATAACTTTACCAGCAGCATTAGTTGTGCTTGCAATGTTATTAGTCTTGTACATATCAAAACCACGTAGCTTACCAGAGCTTACCAATCCATTACGGATTGAGCCTTGACCAGCGTTGTAGTCTACTGACAAGAGTTTAGAAGAACTTTGTACAAGTACTTCGTAGAACTCAGGACTAGCTAGGAACCATCGTCCTTCTTCAGGTACGTTCTGTTCGTCTAGTAGTCTTGCCATATGAGACAATACATCAATTGGGTCATGCTCACCTGATGCAAAACCAATGTCCAAGTTACCAGTACCGTCAAAGGTTCCAGCAGCAAGGTCAGTAGCGTTATCAGAACCAAGGATGTGGTTAGGGCTAGAAGCTGATACACCTGAGAACATAGCTGCAATTACACCTTCGTCAAATGCATCGCGTAGTGCGTATGCAGCAGAAGATGATGCAGTCTCACGCCAGTTTACGTGTGACATGTTTGATTCAATGTCATCAACAATAAACTTAAATGCGTTAGCTGTATCTACGACCAAAGTAAGTTCTTGGTCAGTTAGTTTAGTAGCCGTTACATCCGCTCCTCTTTCATACTGATAAACAGTAATCGTAGGTTCTTTGATAATCTTTACACTATCTCCAAAAGCGGAAATCTCACCAGCATAATCAGTGTTAGTGATTGCTTCTGCTACTGAGGCTTTACGGAAGAAGTTAAGTACCTTCTTCGAGTAAACCGCAGGTAGAAAGAATGAGTTAGTTTGACCACTTACAGAGTTGGCAAAGTTTGCATTGGTATCAGTACTTGGTTCAAAGTATTGATCTGATTGATTATAAGCCATATTACTTCTCCATTAAAAAGACAGATTAATTTTTTACTACTCTGCCTTCAGACATGGCTTGATTAATTTCATCTTCAAATTTATCAAACTGGTCTATAGACATAGCAGCAATTTCCCTTTCAGTCCATATCTTAGGTTGAGCAGAATCAATTTGTGTCGTTTTAGTTGACACAATATCTGCTGCTGATTCCCTCGTTACAGGCTGTCGTTTTGGAGAACGTCTTGTCTTTGTAGCAGGTTGTATACCAGTTTCTAATTTATAAAGGTCTATAGCTTTAGATGCCAAAGCAACATTATCAGGATTATTATAAATCCAATCTTGTATTTGTTCTGGTTGAGTCTCAGCCCATTCGTGAAATGTTTCATCACCTCTGATATCTTCAAAATCAGGATGACGTTCACGCAACGTAGTTTCTGCTTCTCGTTTTAGTATCTCAGCTTCTCTCATTTGAATAGCTGATAACTGTTCTCGTAGCTCTCCTACTTGCTGTTCACTTCTCATATGTGCTACAGATTCTACCGTATCATACAAATCAGGATACTCATCTTTAAACTTTTCTAAATCTTCAACAGACTTAGGAGCTTCATAACTGGGCTGTACTGATCTAGCTTGAGCCTCTAGTTCTTGTTCTCGTTGTTTAAACTGAGAAACCTTATCATCATAATGCTTTTTTAAATCATCGTAACGCTTTTTATAATTAGTTCTCTTTTTACGTTGCGGCTCTTCTTCTTCTTCAGGGGCCTCATTTTCTTCAAGGGTAGCCTGTTGTTGAGGTGCAAAGAAAAGAGAATCAGCATCATCCGTCTTAGGCTTATCTGGCGTATGCCAAGATTTTTTAGCATTGTACGGATTAGCTTCTGGTTCTTCTATATTTTCTACTACTTCTGACATATTCTGTTCTCCTTCCGGGGCTTGAGTCTTTTTAGCAAGGTAGCCATACTAATTCATTCTGGCCTGAATAATTAGCTTGGGGCTTGTCTTTACTTCAAGGTAGCCGTTAAGTTAAAATGGTAAGGGGCCTATGCTAGGGGTAGCCTTACCTCACACTTGGCATTCTGTTGGAGCTTATCATGACTTTACGAATTTCTTCGTCAGTTTTAGAAAGAGAATCTTTTGTATCTTCAATTTCATCTTCTTCTACTGCTCCTCCAAATGCCATCTTCATCATGTAGCCACCGTCATAGGCTCGTTCAGCATCATCCATCATAGTCTGTAGATTATCTGCGCCTAGTGCATCAGTAGCTTTCCTTGTCATAACAAACTCTCCATCTGACAATCGTGCAGGTATCGAGTCTGATACTCCAGTTCCGGGGCCTGTTACTTCTCCAGCCCCAGAAAACTCAGAAGCAGTTCCTATTACTTTGTCAAATATGACACTAAGTTGAGGATCTGTTTCTAACGAGTTCATTAAATATGTTTGTTCTTCTTCGTTTAAAGATTCATCTATGATGAAATCTAAATAATTATCTTCCATGTCTTCATCTGGAAGTTGAGATGCTTCTGCTGCTGCCATTTCTTCAGGTGGTATATTAGGGTATGTATCTACTGGCATATCTTCTTCTACTGGCATTGACATTCCACCTTCTGCTTCTCCTTTTCTAACAGGTATAAAGAAATTATCTGATCCATCTAAACCATCTTCAAACTGTTTTATTTGATCTCTTACTTGCTTTTTAGTTGGCCCTTTTTCTTTAGTTTCTTTAGTTTCTTTAGTTTCTTTAGTTTCTTTAGTTTCTTCAGGTTCTACTTTAGTAGTTTTATCTTCAGATCCAATTACGTTACCATCTTTATCCGTATATACTGTTACAGTTCTAGCGAGTAAACCAGCCCTTTTTTGTTCTTTTGTTATTTCTTTAGCCATCTTTTCTCCCTATAGATTCCTTAACCTGCTCCTTCAACGAGGCGAGGTGTGCCAGCAAACGCATCTTCCCCTGACTGCGGTACATTTCCTGTTCCAATGTTGCCCCCACCAGTACCTGTGTCTCCAAGGTTTGGAGGTTGTTGAGGTGTTCCTTCAGGGCCTCCCATAGCTCCGGGCTGTTGACCACCGGGGCCAGCTTCCGCGCCAGTTGCTTGTCCAGCATTTTGCATTCCTATTATTTGTGCCATTAGAGCAGCTTCGTCTGGATCATTCATGAGTTCATCAGGATCTAGTTCTAGACTATAAGCCAGTTCGCTAATCAGCTTGTTAATTTTAACGAAGGGAGCTACAGCAGGATTCTGTACAGTTTGTAAGAATGTAGTGAGCCTTTGACTTCGTACCTCTTTTTGCATCAAGCTATTAGTGCCTGTTGCTTTAACTTCTAGATCACCTTCTATACCTAGTTTACCCTCAAGAAACTGCATGTTCCATTGGAAATATGCTTCTCCTAGTGGTTTTAAAAGGAAATCATCTAAGTTCTTTATCACTGTTTTAATGTTAAGTGACGCTGCACCAAGCAACATAGACATACCAGAAGCAGTTCTTGTCATGCTTTGTACACCTGTTTGACCGTGACTGTAGCTAGGAATGCCTGTTTGTTCATCTGCTAACTGTCTAAACTTGTCAAACATCATCATATTTTCTTGCGAAGTATTAGGAAACTTCAAACCATTAATAGCTGTTCCGGGCATACCAGCTTGCCTTCTAAAGACTTTGCCGGGATATATTTCCATGCTTTGACCACCTACTAAAGAAGTTTCGTCTACGTCAAATACAAGAGAGCCAGATAGTGCAAGGTTATCAATAGCCATTCTAGCGTGACCATTCATAATCTTTTGGCTATCGTCCATGTTTTCTGCTACGCCAATACCAAAGAAACTATAAGGATTTCTTTCATAAGGGAAAGAATGATAAGGTACTCTAAAGGGAGTAAATGGATTAATTACTGCTCGTAGTAGATTACCATTACAGATCCAAGCATTAACCTGAACCTCATCAAGATCATCTACTTCATCTGGCAAATCCATTCCAACTTGACGAGCATACTCTGCGTCCATTACTCCCCAATACTCTAGAACTTCATATTGACCTGCACCATATTCTTCTGTACGGTGATCGTCCTTTAGTTCCTGTTCGTAATCTTTTGAATCATAGTTAGGCCCCATACGCAAAGAAGACCTAATAGCTTCTTTGTCGAAGTAAGGCATCTTACCTAGTGACCGAAGTTGAGTCCTATTGAACTTGTGTCTATGAAAAACATACTCGGCTTCAGATACATTTGTTGCATTTGGATCTGGAAAAAAGTCCCAAATGCTAACGAACTCAATGCGAGGAACCCTAACATCAATAGGCTGATACGTCCTATCACCTTCTTCATTTTCACCCCATCTGCTTAAAGTTTTATTAAAATTAAATGGGCCTTTTACAATACCTGTGCCGAATAGAGCAGACTCAAACAAAGCATTACGTATTTCACTGGCTCCATTAGATTCTTCGATTTGATCATGTATTAACTTTTCCATCCTTCTGGCTGATCGTTCTGCTGGATTGAGTTCAAGGATTTCTGGGATTGGTGACAACCCTTCCCGCAACATACCTTTCCTCTCTCCTTCCTTGTCGAGGTACTGCTCTTCAAACTTTCCTGTTCCATAAGTAGCTCCCGGCTTTAGTACTTTACCATCTCCTTCGTATCCTACATCATAAGGATTTTCTGCTCGTCCTTCTTCGATGTCTATTTCTTCTTGCTCTTCAGGAGAAGTAGTTTCAAGATTTGGAGTAGGATTATTAGTATCTAAGTGTGCATGTTCTGCAATTCCTTCAGGAACTTTAGTTTCGCTTATCCCTATAGGAAATTTACCTGCTCCAAAGATAACATCCACAAGCTGACCAAACGCAGCGAGTACTTTGGTCTTTGTGATCTTAACGAATACTCTTGACTTTTCTGATTCCCTAAATCGTACATTCTTTGGATAAATCCCCCTATAGTTATGATAAGATGTAATCCATCTTGACTCATCTAGTTCTCTAGCTCTTTGAGCATTATCATATCTATCCTGTAGTAAACCTACAAAATTATTACGGAGACTCTCCTCTAAGGTCAATTCCAAGCCATGCTCGTCCTCGACCTTTTCAAAGTAGATTTCGTTAGATGTTAGAGTATTTTCTTCTTCCATTTAATATTAGTCAGGTAGTACGCCAAGGTGTAAGAACTCAACCAAGAACGTAACAGTAGTAGCTGCTGTAGCTAGGTCTGCTCCTATTGGAGTAAGTCTTCCGTATAGCGTTCTTGCAGATGCTGTATAAAGTGTTCCTGCAATTACAATAGCTTCTGAAGTAGCAGGGCCACCTACAACACCAGCAGTGACGCTAGTACTCACAAATGCATTAGCTGCATGACCATGAGAGTCTTGAATAATGTATAGTGGTGCGTTAGCTGTCCATGTGACTGCTGAACCACCATCATCTAGAATAGCTTCTGTTGCGATAATCTGTGTACCACCAGAAGAAGTACCTAGTGAAAAGTCTACGTCATTACCACTACCACCTGCTGTAACAATGTTACCTGCTGGAATAGCAATCAAGTTACGTATGATTGTATCTGCTGGCTGAGTAAATGTAACATCTGTGTTAGTATCATCAGTTACTGCAATAGTGCCTGTGGTTACAGAAGTCCAAGAAGTGCAATTGTTATCTGACAATGCACGTACATCTGCAAGGGATGCAGAATCTCTTCCTGTATTTCTAATGCTTACGACTGGATTTGCCATATTAATCTCCCATTAAATTTTTAATTTGTTCATACTGCTGTTCAAGCTCTTTACGTTGTTGTTCCAACTTTAAGCGTTGTTTAACAATTTTTTTATCAATAGCCAAATTCTGCATCCACTGGCGTATAAGCTTGTTCCATTCTCATATGTCGCATTTGAGCTAAAGGATCGTTTACTTTAGGTCTTGACATTATTAAATAACGCAAAGCATCATATGCATGATCCTGTGCGTGAGTATCTACGTCTTCAGGGTTAGATCGATCCAAAGGAATACTTTGCAGTTCACGTATCAGATTAGGACAAGTATTAAATATTTGTATTCGTGGCCTTCCGCTTTGTTGCACTTTCAAGTATTCGTGGATTTGGATCTTTCCCTGAATCCTGTTCTTATCTGCCCTTCGTAGCTTATGTCCTGCTCTTACAAGCGTTTCACCTACTGTAGGGCCTGTAGTCCCTGTTCTGTTCCAAGCTGCTGTATCAAGCACTCCACCAACAGAAAAGGGATCTTCTATTTCCATTTCAGTAATTAACTGTGCTAAATCTACTCCTGTTAGATTCTTTTGATACAACTCTCGATATACAATAAGAGTTCCATCAGAAGGATCTATAGCAGCCCATATACAAGATGATTCAGATGCATAGCCATAGTCAATGCCTTTAACTCGTTCCCAACCTATAGGAATCTGAAAAGGAGGTATTACATGAACACCTACGTCAAATTCCGTAAAGGCTGCGCCTTCAGTAATCTCCCAATTACCTTCTAGTAACTGCCTACGTTGCACATCAGGCAAAGCCTTTAACATCTGCTCGTATCGACCATCCTTTGATAAAAACGGATTGTCTTGTAATCTAGCAGGAATAAACTTTCGGCTTAGTCCATCTTCCCCTGTAAACGATTCATTAGGCTCGTTAGGATCAACATATCGTTTCTTAACCCAATGTGCGCCTACCCCTCCGGGGTTAGCTGTACAACGTAGGTAAGGGACAATATCTGGATCAGTAGTCCTGAGTCGAGATGCTAAATAGTTCCACCCAAATTCTGTTGGTAGGTGGGTGATCTCGTCAAACCCAATCCAAGAATAGGCTTGCCCCTGATAACGGTACACATCTGCATCCCTTTCTAGGAATCCAAATTCAACCTTTGCACCGCTAGGGAAGTTCCATATCTTTTCTACTTCTCTAAACTTAGAACCCGGAAAAGCTTTAGGATATAATTCCCTAGACTTGTCAATTAATTCTCTTAGCTCTGGCATAGATCTTCTTAGTATCAAGGCTCTATGCACTGGCTTGTGGCAATACCTTAGCGGATCTACTAACATCGCATAGGATTTACCACCTCCTGCTGCTCCTCCGTACAGTACATCTGTCTCTGGAGCGGCTAAGAAATCAGTCTGTGGCCCTTCATTAGGGGAGAATATAACAGACTGTTTCGCTTCTTCTTGTACTAGATCTGGTAAATGTTCTTCTATTTGATCTAGAGAAACTACTTTACCTTCTTTAGTCTTTTCATCAGAAGGTTCATCTAACTTACTTTGAATATTCTTCTGACGTTGAATACTTTTCTTAACTGTTTGTAACTTTTTCTCTAAGTCTTTTTCTTTTTTCTTCTTATCCTTTAAAGACTTCTGAGCAGATATCTTAGCCTTTACTGAACTATGATAGTTATACTGCCTCTTAGGTTTAGCAGGATCTTCTAAACCTCTCGCTACCTTTTCCTGTTTAACATACTTCTGTATGGTCTGATGCGATATAGTCACACCTTCTAGCTCAGATTCTATAATCTCTTTAGCTTCTCTTAGTGAAGAGACTGTATGATCAATTAAACCATTAATCATCTTTGCTAATAGTTCAATATGTTCAGGGATAACCTCTAAAGCGTTATCTTTATCTTCTACCAGCCTGTAACCATAGGGAATAGATCCCCTAACCTTATCCTTAGTCTTGGGGAATTCTATGAGCAACTGTGCCTTCAATCACATCTCCCTTAGCTGGTAATATAAATAAGCTGCCTGTACTATCGTCTAGGTTGTGATTTACATCCAACCTATCCGTTTTAGAGACACCTACCCTATCAAGGATCGTTTGAGCGGCCTGTAGCTTGGTATTTACCTGTGGTATAGCATCATCAGAGTTCATTACCTGTACTAACTTCATAGCAGCTTTAGGTGCAGACTCAGCTAGGATACGAGAGGCCAGTTCAATCACTTCTTGTTGCAATGCTTTTATGACTTGATGATGACTGCCTTCGGCGTATCCTGCAAGCTTCGCTGCTAGTTTAGGATCACCTCCTGTTTCAATTAGGTTATCCAGAAACTTTTGCTGCTTTTCAGTTAGTTCACGGTCTTTACTCTGTGGTCTTATACCTTTTGGTAAATAGTTTGAAATATGAGCCACTTAAAACATCCTTATTACAATACACATAAACTAAATTGTTATCTATTATAGGGTTGATTTTAGGTTTTGTCAAGCTTTATTTACACATTGTACTTGACAAAGTAACGATTTAACTGTATAATACCTATTAATAGTTTAATACAGTATTAATATTTAATGGGTTGTAGATACAAAAGGACGTTGTGAGTTACATGGTTTTAAATATTAATAATGTGAGCGCAATATATTGTACACATTAAACCCCTAGCTTGTTAAGATTGACAATTGAAAAATAGTTTAAAATATTTCTTAATGCCTTTTACTCGTGGGGGAGGGGGCTGGCCTCCTGCATACCCTTTATTCTTAATAGTTATAAGTTATGCCTATTTGGAATATTAATCTGCCATTAGCAAATCTGATTCACTTATCACTATTATTAATATTTAAAATAGTTGACTAGGTACAATATTAGACGCGATCTAAAAATATTTTCACTATTAATAATATTAGACGCGCCCTAATATTTAACTTGATCAAGATTTACAATATTTTCAATAGATCCCTATGAGCAATAACACCCATTAATCTATTTCTAATATTCATCTATTATCAATATGTTACAAGGTCGTTAACTATTCCAAATAGTCTACAATTGGTATGACCAAATTGGTCTAACCAAATCCCTATTTTTCTATTGGTCTAACCAAATTGGTATGACCAAATATATCCTCTGAGACTCCGCACAATATCCGCTATAAGCTTTTATTGTTCTAGGTATCATATATCCTAGAATCTAAAACGCTCCCTAAGCGCATTTTAAATGCCTTCTCGCGCCTATTTGATTTTCTAAAAATGTCACTTTTTAGGTGATTTTCTGGTGTTTTTCAAATGTCAATACCCTCTTTTATATTCATTTGTTATATAGATATTCCAACACAATTAATTTATTTTATTTATTTTCTTGACTCTATCTCTAGTTTTGCTATTGTTTGTTTTGTCAGCGCAAAAAAGTCCTCGCGCATGGTTCTAGAGGGTACTTATCGCTGACTAGGTTTTGGGCTAGATTGCTGAAAAAATCGTATAGCTTTGTGCATTTTTTGAGTAGGCTTTCTGGGTGGCGGCAAAACTGAAATCTTAGCGGGTACAGGTGCGCTTAGATGATACCTTAAAAGGATTCCGCACGACAGTTACGCTCTATCACTGCACCTGCAAATAAGACGATTCTATCTGAAACGATGGAAAATACACCTCCAACAATTTTATATGTAGCTGTTAGAATATTGCTATTTGTTTAAACTTATTTGCGAGATTCTATAATGCTTCCTCTATATTTTGTTGGTTTTCTTATGGGCATTTTTTCAAGTGTTCATAACTCGAAAATCAATAACTTATTAAGGATAAAAAAATGGCTATCGAAACAATCAAACAAATGCAAAACAAACTAAAAACAATTAGCTCTGAGTCTGTTATTCAGACATTAAGTGAGTGTTTTGTTTTCGCATTTTCACAATTGAAAGATCACACAAATTCAACTCCCGTTTCAAGTATTGTATCTGTTATAGGTTCAATTGCGAAACGTCCTAATGGATGTACAGCAAAAAATCTGATTTCTTTTATGGCATCAAATGGTTTTGAATTTGATAAAAAGAAAGGATCTTTTAGTTTGCAAGATAGAGCATTGTTTGCAGAATTTGACTACGATTCTGCAATTACTTTCTGGACTCAATATCAAACTGATACAGCATCTTTAACTGATGTTCAAAAGTTTGAAAAATTTGTAACCAATAACAAATCAAAAATCTCTTATGATGATATGTTACAAATTCTAAACAGAGTCTACGAAAAGAAAATGCAAAACGAAACTGCAATTCTGCATGACATAAGCGAATTGCAAAACGTAGCATAATTTAAAAAGAGAGTGCATACCTTATGTCGATAGATGATTAATTTTATTTATCGACATTGGAGTATGAACTTTTGAGCAGTAACATTGCGCGAGTACGTGTATTCGTAGGAAAAAGTGCAGTGCTAACTCCATGAGAAAAGTCTATTAGTGGGACTGCTCTTTAGTTTATTTGTACCCTGAAACATAGGGGTATTAGGACTTAGGGTTGATCACCTAAGAACTATAAGGGAAGTAATGCTGGTAAGTGGGATAACCTACTAGATAAATCTATGTACATAGTGAGCATTCTTCGTTTGTGGGTTGTTGTGTTAGGTTACTGCTAACACGCGATCCACTACCTCTATGTTTGAGTGTATAAATAAAACCAATAGGATAAGAAAAATGGAAACTAGGTTAGTTATGGTCACAGTGTACTCTAACAGAGGCAAGGTTTATCGCTTGGCTAAAGGTAAGGTATTACCTGATGGTAAAGTGATAGTGAAAAAATCTATCATTGAAGATGCCACAAATAGCATGGGACTTGTGCGAGGCGAGACTTATTCTAATGCACCGTGGTCTTGGATAAGAAGATAAGGAGAAAAGCAAATGACTTTCAACGAGTTCAGAAATAATTTCAAAGAAGAGATCCACGATTTCTATTACTTTGAAAAGGATGAATGTGGAAAATTTTGGCTGGAACATGTAGGAGATTGGACAGATTACGAGCTACATTGTTACCTGAGATTCAAGAACGATCCCTCTATGTTTCAAAAGAAAAGAAACTTAGAAGGGATATTTGTAAACGGTGTCCCTCTAGAAGATTATTTATATTTCAAATAAGGAGAAGCAAATGCAAGAAGAAGAAGTTGTCGAGGTAATCAATGTCCTCACGCCTGAAGAAACTCAGGCATTGTTGGATGAGTGGGCTAAAGAAATAGAAGGAGAAAAGTAAAATGATCTGCAAGTTAACAAAGATAGTGCTATTGTTTTTAATCATGGAAGGACTAGCAACCTTGATGGCGTGGTCTGGGTATGAGATATACACTATCAACTCAGGGTATGGTGATTGGTTTGATATGACTATTGGTGGACTATTGATGTTCAGTAGTGTAATATTCATGCCAGTACCATTCATGTTTGCTCATTACGAGTGGCAGGATTGGAAGAACTACAGGATTTAATTTATTTGGAGAACGAAGATGGATATGGATAGAGATGTGAAAGTTTTTGCTGATCACTGGATATTATTCAGGACACAAGAACCTAACGTACCAGTGTTGAATGGAAGTCAGGAGGATTTTATAGCTGATCTTAAAAGGTTAGTAGAAGAATCTAACAGACGGTTAAGAGAATCTATTAGTCGTGAGTTGCATGAAGAGAATGCGCGAAGGATTGATAGACTATTAAAACCAAGTGGAGAAGTGTAATGTTATCAGAGTCAGCGATAACTCTTGGAAGAATCCAAGTTGAGTTTGATTGTCTATATGGCACAAAAGAAATGCTTGCTAGGTTATCTGTAAAGGAAAGGACTAGTGAATTGTTGAGGATTTGTAGTAGAGAAGAAGTAAGCTTCAAAGCTTTTGAGTATCTGGAAAGAAAACTAATAACGGAGAAAGTGTAATGCGTAAGGTAACAGAAAAAATTAGAATAGCTTGGAGAGCAGGTGAATCTAAAACTGTTGGGAATACAACGACTGATGGCAGTTCAGTATGGCTACATGGAAATGAAATAATTAAGGTAGAAGACGGTGAGATCTTTGCTACTTTTGCATCGTGGCATACTAGGACAACGCAAGATAGATTGAATGGTATTACTGATGGGCATTTCTATACACACAAGTTCGAGCCTTTCTTTAATGGTCAACGCATCCATGATGATGAGTGGGTACTGGTAGGTTCTAAATAAAACAAACTAACACAAGGAGTTAGATACTATGGCTAATCCAAATGATAATGAGTTTGACTTAGATTCTTTTTTGAACGATGACGTAGAGACTTTCTCTAGGTCTACTACTAACAGCATCGAGGACATTGGTGTGTTCGATGAGAAGGAGGTAGTGTTTGGTATACCTGAAGAGTTATTAGAATTATTAGGAGGAGATGAGAAAAGTGAAAGTAAATAAAGTCTATAGGGATTTTCATCTTAGCGAGGATGAATACCACAAACATAGAAATAATCTTAATGGTTCTCACTATGTAGTTAGCGCAGAGTCTTGGTGCTGTCGTGTGCTTTACTTTGATGGGGATGGTGGAGTTGCTTTGTTTACAAATCCTTGTGAAATTTTTGATGATGATGGAGTAAAGATGGAACTTATTGACTGTTCTTACTGTGATGTTTCTTTAGAATGTATGTCAGAAATATCAGAAACATTTAATAAATTCAAAAGAGAACGCGAGGATAATTAAAATGAATTGCTCAGAACCTAACTGTAACAAGACAGCAGTAGTTTATAAACATAATTACACACGCCCTTTGTGTGCAGCTTGTTATGGCTTTCTTGTTATACAACCCAACAACAGGAGGAGGATACCTACCAAATGAAAAGAGATATCCGCTATAACTTATTGATGTTGCTAGTATTTTTCATATTACTTCTCACTACATGTGGAGCGTTTGCATCTGATGAAGATGAAGAAGTATTTTGTTTAGCTAGGAACATTTATTTCGAGGCAGGTAACCAACCACTAGCAGGACGTATCGCTGTTGGTCAGGTTACTATTAACCGTAGGAATCATAAGCTGTTTCCTAATACAATTTGTGCAGTAGTGCATCAAGGAGGTGAAAGAAAACACAGGTGTCAATTCAGTTGGTATTGTGATGGTAAGCATGACATACCTACGGACTCTGAGACATGGTTGTCTAGTCATATACTAGCCTACCGTCTGTTGAATTATGATGACATGGATATAACTGAAGGATCTTTGTGGTATCATGCAAACTATATTGATAAGCCATACTGGTCTGCTGAGTTAACACCCACTGTTATTATAAACAATCACATCTTTTACAAATAAATTTAAGGGTGTCATATTATTGTAACAATTCTATGCTACCCTTAATTCATAATTTATTTGAAATAAAAGATATTTAATTATTTATTTATTCTAAAAAGGAAACTTAAAATGGATACACATGTAGTAGATCTTAATGAATATCGTTCAACACCAAATGGACTTGTACTAAGACACCCTCTAGATCTTTTAGATCCACCAGAAATAGTGGATGTAAAGATGGAAGAGAGAGCTGTGTACTATCCAGATGGATATGGAAACATAGTGTCTGATCCAGATAGGAAAGGAATACATCGTGTAGGAGGAGATGCTGCTGTTAATATTGTAGGTCAGAATTCCTACAGTATTGAAGGAGGTCAGTATTCTGATCTATATAGGTGTATGACTAACGTATTAAAGAATTCAGGTGTGGACTGTAATGGCATCAAGGTCAGGTCTGATGTTACACAAGATGGTGCATTAGGTTATATCTCCATGACGTTGCCAGAGTATACTATCGAGGTAGCTAATGGAGATGAGAGCCAGTTCCAAATCTCTGGAAGAACATCCTTCAATGGACTATGGCCTACTGTGCTACAGATAGGTGCTATTAGAATTATTTGTACTAATACCCAAGCTTTTGTAGAGAACTTCAGTATGTACAAGGCGAAACATACCCCTAGTTTTGATATCAATCACGCTCAAAGAAAGTTACAGAAAGCACTAGAGGATTATCGTGCAGAAGGTGAACGATGGAAGCGTTGGACTAAGAATGATATCTCTGACAGGGAGGCATTCAATGTCTTTGCTCTTGCTGCTAAGTGTAAGGTTCCTCTTACTACCAGTATGTCTGTATCTGTACAGGATATGATTAACGATAAAGAGAACTACTCTGAAGTCTCTAGGAATCAGAATCTAATGTACTTATGGGGACAGTACAGGCAAGAGGTTAAAACATTAGGCAAGACGCATTGGGCTGCTTACAATGCCCTGACTCACTGGAGTACTCACATGCCTATTCAAAGGAAGACTGCTAAGAACAACATAATCTCTGCTAGGGTTAACAGAGAAGAGTCTGTTCGTACATCAGCTAAGGAGTTACTAGCCGCATAACATATTATCCTGAGTATGATATTAAACTGCTCACTTTATTTAAACTATTTAACGAGGTAACTTATGGATCTTAATGTAGGTGACAAGGTTGTGCATAGAGGATCTTGGGGCAGAGGAATCCCTGAGATGTCCAAGGTGACAGACATACAACGTGCTGAAGATGAAGGGACTGATAGATATATAGATACTATTAGTTGGGATTCTTTCCACGCTCAAGAAAGAGAGTATGTTGTAGGATTATCTAATGGCCATTGGGCGTATGCCTTTCAAATAAATCCAGTTGGATGGAGAACTTCTAATGGACTCGTATGA